CGCAATAAGTATGAGTGTCTTAACTAAACACTTCTTCCCTTGCATCTCGTCCCCATGCTTCATGGGCGATGACGAGGTCAAAGCACTACACACTGCCTATCTTGACACAGGAACGGTTATCCCTGCTGCTTTTGCAACGAAGCTCAAGAAGGCTTTCTCGACCATGCCGGTCATCGTCCCTCCGGCACCGTCGGACAACAACTCTGGCCACTCGCATCCCGTGGCCGCACACAACCGCCGCGAGATCCTCCGCAACATCTACAACGTCATCACGAGCGTCGGCGGCACGCCGTTCAAGTACAACATCACCGCACGTGACGAGCGTATCGGCTACAAGCGAGGCATCTACCGCTATGACCGCCACAAGGACGTGCTCAACCGCGCGCGCAACGACAAGATACGCGACGCCGACATAATGGTCCTCCACGACTGCTACACGTTCGACCTTGAGTCTAGCCTGCTGAAAGACCCGCGCGTCTACATCATCGCCGCCTTCCAGCCCCGCCAGATGGGCTCCGCCAACACTGACGAGAATTACCGTTTCCACTTCATGGACGGCAAACTAGTCATGCACGTCAACGGCGGTGGCGGCGGGGCTGATGACAGCAAAACCGGCTACGTCGACCGCATCCCCGAGTTCCTCGGTGACCACGTCTATGTCCAGAGCGTACGCTTTTGCGGCCTCAAGCGCAAGACCGTCATCTACAGCGTGGAGCGCAAACAAGTCAACAGCAACCACGCGGTCTTTCTTCTCATCCCCATTGCCATCTACAAGGGCTGCCGAGCCCGCATCGCCGGCAAACTGCAATCCTGCACAAAGTTCCGCTACTTCGATCCGCGGACGCCCACCAGCTCCGGCAACTTCAACACCTCTGTCATTCAGCTGACCAACTTCGAGGAACGTTACCTCACACCAGCTGCCCTCAACACCTACCGCAAGAAGAAACACGGCGACGGTGGCATCCCCTGCGAGACTGTACTCTTCAGCGTGGCCCGCGAGGGTGAGGAACTGTGCGCTACCCTGCCCCTCACGACTTTTCAGGGCCTGCTGAGCTACGCCCGGATTAGCGCCAGCGCTAGCGGCATCACGGTCGTCACCACGCGGAACGCCACGCAATCGTACTGCACGCCGCGAGAGGCCGACCTCCTGACCGAGTACATCCGTGCCCTACCCGGCACCACGCGGTCAGTGCTCTACGTCGTTCCGTCCAACGGCGATTATCCGCGCATGTCGCCCCACTACGAGACCGGCTACGACCACGTTAACGCCGTAGAGCCCGTGGTCAAGATGGTCGACTACATGCCTGCGTTGGTGAACGATCGCGACTTCGTCGCATCACAGACCGACGACATGATGCTCACGGGCTTCAAGACGCGCCTCATCGAGCCTCAGAAGGACGCAGTCAGGCTGCGTGAGAGCGCGCCAGCGCTCCTCAAGCAATGCGGCATTTCTCCCTGGCGCATCGACCTGGCCATTAAGGAGTTCAACGAGCTCGAACTGGGCCTAGTCCGCGAGTACCATGGACTGCGACCTGACGAGTACTTCGCGCCCTTGGACGAGGATGCGACCATCGAACAGGCTAAGAACCCCGGCCAGGCCCGCAAGTACAGGGAGGGCTTCTCCTACGGCCAGGGCGAGGGCTTCGAGACTGACCGCGCCTTCCTCAAGACTGAGGCCCAACGCCTGGGCCATCCGCGCACCATCATCCCGACAAACGCGCGGTATGCTGCCATATATGCCCAGTTCATCGTAGCTATGAAGACCTACCAGAGCGGCCCTTTCGACGGCCAGCGGCACGGTTCGGCGGTGGGCCTACAGCCTCACGAGATCGCCGAGCGCATTGCCACCTTGGCCTCGCGGCCCCGCCTGAACGAACCGCCCGGTGACCCCATTGAGGGCCTCGGCATGTACAACATCGACTACGAGAAGATGGACGCCCACGTCCAGGCCAAGGAAGCCCTCGATGCCGTTGATAAGCTCGTCGCCTACTTCGGTCCGAAATACGAAGAGCTGATCCGCGAGTGCGCCGCCAATACTACGAACACCGCCGTCATCGCCGCACTCGACCTCATCAATACCGGCACCTCACAACGGTCGGGCCGCAACGACACATCCGAGACTCAAACCGACCGCGGCATTAAGCATGAGTTCGTCTACTGGCGCACAGTGCCCGCCGGCGTCAACATGCAAGGCCGTCTCATATATCTCACGCCCGCACAGGCCTGGGACAAGATCGGCCTCAACATGGGCGACGACAAGGCCACACGGCTCGGTAAGATCGACGCGTACAAGGCGATCTGCGCCTACTTCGGCCACTCAGTTAAAGCCGAGTACGTACCTACCGATGCCGAACTCGGCGGCAAGCCGCGCAAGAACTGGGTCACCTTCATCAACCGCATCTTCTCACCTTTCGTCTTCTCCGGCTCCGTGGCCTCCATGGCGTGCCCCCGCCGAGCCATGCGCAAGCTCAACATGACACACATCAACAATCGCGACGACCCGCCCTCAGCCAAGCTAATCGAGAAGCTCCTCGCAATCCGCCTCAATGACAGTTTGACACCGTTCTGGGGCGAGTACTCTAGCCTCGTTCTCGAGGCTGCCGGTCTCAAGAGCCGGAGCGAGATCCACGCCCGCATCATCACCGACACCTACGGCCTCCAGTCCTTCAATGCGTTGCAACTCACACATCACGACAACTCCTACCCCCAGGTTAACCAGCCTGAGGGCTGGATGATGGAGGCCTTCGACGCCGACTTCGACGGCCAGTTCGACTGGAACGCCGCACGACAATGGTTGGACAAGATACGCCAGGGGCGGGGCGGCGCCCGGCTCTGTCTCGCGATGCAACCGCCCGTCGGTGGGCTCACCATTGCGCACGCGCTACCCGATGACATCGCCACCAAGGGCTACGTGCTCACGCTCGACAAGCACGCCGAGGGTTACCCCTCTGACTGCACGCCTGTCCCCGTTGCGGACAAGGCCGAGGGCCGCAAGACCAAGGCCGCGATCGCCCGCGAACTCGGCGAGGCCAAGACCGTACTCGAGGACGCAACCAAGCTCCTCAAGTCCAATCGGATCGGCGCCATCGTCGTCGCAGTCTCCGGGTCAGGCAAGACACACTTTGCCCGTGGTAGCCCTACGTTCAATGGTTGTCCGGTCGTTGACGCTGACGACATCCTTGTCTACCCACCCGGACGGTGGTGGACTGATGATGACGTTCAGCGCGACCTGGCTGCGCAGCACGCCCACGACGTTCTGACATATGCCGCCAACAATGCGGAGATCATCCTCGTTCCGTCCGATTACGACGGCATCATCGAACCAGACATCATCGTGCACCTGCCCATCGAACGGCACCGCGCCAACCTAGGCGCTCGGGACCAACCAGATCAGCCGGGAGCGCAACACGTCGGACAGCTGCAGCAGATGGCTCGGGACATCACCGCCCGTTGGCCGCAGGCGACCGTCACAGACAACATCGCCGAGGCTGTCGACTATGCGCAAAGCATCGTACAGGTCAAACTAGGCGACGCGCCGCCGAGCGCACCGCCGCAACC